ACCTACTGTAGTGGCTGGTGCATCCTTCTGGTTTATCAGATACATGTTTGATGCTGCTGCAAAAGAGAGACATGAATTTCTTAATCAGGACATGGAGAATGATAATAAGATCTTCGAACTTGCGGAGATGTCTGCCCAAGCAATTAATAACATGAGTAGAGCATTGGATGCCAATACTAAGAGTCTGGATTTACTAACTGTAACACTAAGGGAGAATAAAAAATGATTGGATTACTAGCTCCATTAATTGGAGGAACCGTGAAAGCACTCTGCATGAGTATGCTATCAGAGGAACTTTTAAAACGAGTTATCCTGATTTTGCTAGAGAGACTCGTGAAATCTACTGACAACACCTTAGACGACCAAATACTTGCAGAATATAAGAAACATATGTAACAAGAGGTAAACATGAAAATACACACACTTACAATAGCGATATTGTTCCTTTGGAGTTCACTCATAATTGCTCAAGAAAAACTAAAGTTTTCCACTCAACAAACACGAGAACTATGGCAAGTTTGTGCGGTATCATTCCGTAACATAAACCCCAGTATTGGACAGGATATTTACTTCCCAACATGTGACTGTTATGTAGATCACATAAGAGCTAACTATGATCCGGAAGTAATGGAGAAGATGACACAAACAGAATCTAGTAAGTTAGCTCAAGAACTCCGAAATAAATGTAATCCTAAAAAATCTAACGAGGAGAATTTTACCTAATGGCAACTGCAAAGAAGATTTCACATGGATTCACAGGTAACCCCTCTAAGAGAGACTCTTATGAACCCAGACCCGGTTACAAACAACGTGGAAGAGTAGAGGAATTGCAGGAAGGCTATTAAGAAATCAAGGACGAGAATATAGAAAAGGTAGTCATGTGAATAAGATGTTTATTGAACCGGGTACAGGTAAAGTGAAGGAAATGCATAGAGAAACCTTGATAGATAAAGTAGATAAGTTATTCACAGAACCACATTTGCCGGATGGTCGTAAGAGTCCTCTCTATATAGATCCAAGACTAAGAAAGAAAGAGGAAAAACAAAACAAAAGATGGAAAAGTCCGATGCCAATGCCTAATCCTCGTGGCCCTGAGAGAAAGAAATTACCATCAATCCGTCTTCGTGGAGATAAAACAGCTTAAAATGGGTATATCATCAGCCAACTTTAGTAGTAAGGAGTTATCTTGCTCCTGTTGTGGAAAGAATGAGTTCAACAAGGAAACACTTGTTGCCCTACAGAGACTAAGAGACTCAATAGGTAAACCAATTTCTCTCAGTTCGGCCTATCGCTGCCCTACCCATAATGATAAGATTAGTTCCACAGGTAAAGACGGCCCACACACTACTGGTAAAGCTGTGGATATAGTGTGTAGTGGTAAGGCGGCTTGGGAACTCCTGAGTTACGCAATGATACGATCAAAGGTCTGGAAGGGAATCGGGATCTCTCAGAAAGGGGAACACAAGTCCAGATTTATACATCTGGATACAATAGATTCAGACATGAGACCTTGGGTATGGAGTTATTAAATGGAAAAGTTCACAGGTAAATCTCCTAAGATGAGGGAGTTATTAGAAGGTGGAGCGAAAGGAGGTGGACTTGGTAGTTTAAAGGATTTCACAGGTGGAAAGAAAACTCTGTTTAAAAGTAAAGACTTTCTTAAGATAATGAGTAAAATGAAAGTTAAACAGATGCCCCCTCTTATAACAAAAGCAGAGGTAAGAAAAGCTACATTAAAAGTAAAAGCTAATATAGAAAAACAGAAGAAGGTTCCGGGGTATGTTCAAACTAAAGCCTCCAAAAAGGTTACAGATAAATTCATTACACGTGAGCAGAAAATCTCTCTTAGTGCACCTTTTAAAACTGTTGGTGACCAAAGAAAAGTTATAAATAAAATAAAAACAAATATTCAAATTAGACAACTAAATAAAACTTTAAGAGGGACAAAGAAAGATACTAACTATAAGACACCGAAGAAAAATGTTGTAGATCTAATTATTGGTGATAGACTAGGTAAGAGGGGAGCAGGAGATTTAACTAAGCCGTATAGTGAACTTAAGAAGGTTGATAAAAGAGCAGAGAAAGGTTGGCGATACAGGTCAGAAGGAGTAGTACTTAAAGAACCTAACGCAAAAGAATTTGCACAAAATGTTAAGAACTATGTTAAACAAAGGAACCAAAAGAAAAAGTAATGTCTTACAGCAAGAAAGTAATTGAACACTATGAAAAACCGAGGAATATTGGTAGCATGGATAGTTCTAGTATCGCTGTCGGTACTGGGCTTGTGGGTGCACCTGAATGTGGCGATGTAATGAAACTCCAGATACTAGTGGAGAACGACAAAATAGTTGATGCTAAATTCAAGACCTTCGGGTGTGGAAGTGCGATAGCTTCTTCCAGTTTAGCAACAGAGTGGGTCAAAGGTAAGACCTTAGATGAAGCACACACTATTAAAAATACTCAGATAGTGGAGGAACTCTCGTTACCCCCAGTTAAAATACATTGCTCTGTGTTAGCAGAGGATGCAATCAAAGCAGCAATTAATGACTACAAAGGTAAATATGTGTAAGTGTGACCCGTGTACGTGTAACCCATGTGACTGTAAAGGAACTAAATGAAAGCACCACAAGAAACCCTAGAGAACCTACATTCTCAGGTGGCACTAGAACTCTCTGACAGAATCAGTAGCGGGGAAGCATCTAGTGCAGACATGAGTAACGCAATTAAGTTCCTCAAAGACAATGGGATAGAAGGCTTACCTGTACAGGATAGTCCTCTTGGACACTTAGTTAATGTGCTCCCATTTCCCAAGAAAGACAAGTTGCAAAAAGTCTTAGCGGACTGCTGAGTGTACCTAAAATCAAAATCAGGATACACAGGTACCCCTGGTTAATCTTCTTTCGTTACAGAGCGATCTGAGCACTCTATGAGGTAATCTAATGCAAACTAAACACACAGAATTGATCCAAGACTTCCGTAACTTCCTCTTTGTGGTGTGGGAACACTTGGGGTTACCAGAGCCAACTCCTGTTCAGTATGACATTGCTGAGTACCTACAGGATGAAAACGAGAAGAGAATAGTTATTGAGGCATTTCGTGGTGTAGGCAAAAGCTACATAACAAGTGCATACGCATGTCATCAGCTTTTGCTAAATCCTGAAGTTAAGATACTTGTGATCTCAGCTTCCAAGATTAGGGCAGACGACTTCAGCACATTCACCATGCGTCTCATAACGGAGATGCCAATATTGCAACACTTGACACCAACTGGTTCCCAAAGGCAGTCCAAGATTAGCTTTGACGTTGCTCCTGCTAAAGCATCCCACAGTCCCTCTGTTAAGTCAGCAGGTATCACAGGTCAACTAGCTGGTAGCCGTGCTGACATAATCATTGCTGATGATGTGGAGATTCCAAATAACTCCATGACTCAGACCATGAGAGACAAGATTAGTGAGGCAGTCAAGGAGTTTGACGCAATCCTGAAACCTGATGGACGAGTGATTTACCTTGGTACACCTCAGACAGAGATGTCTCTTTATGAAACACTACCAGAGAGAGGGTACAAACCTTTGATTTGGCCCTCAAGGATACCTAAGAACCCAGATAAGTACCTTGATAGGCTTGCTCCCATTGTTAAACAGAAGATTGAGGATGGGGAAGAAGCAGGTCTTCCACTCGACCCACTCAGGTTTGACGACCTAGACCTGACTGAAAGAGAACTCAGCTACGGACGCTCCGGCTTTGCACTTCAGTTTATGCTGGATACTGCGTTATCAGATGCAGATAGGTACCCTCTTAAACTGGAGGATCTCATTGTGATGGACGTTGATAATGACAAAGCTCCAGAGAAATTGGTGTGGGGAAGATCAAGGGACAAGATCATTGACATACCTAACGTAGGATTACCGGGCGATTATTTCTACCCTCCTATGCAAATAGTGGGCCAATATGTAAGTTATACTGGATCAGTCTTAGCCATTGACCCAAGTGGACGAGGTAAAGACGAAACAGCATTTGCAGTAGTTAAAATGCTCAATGGGACACTCTATGTCATAGACTTTGGTGGAATAGAGGGTGGATACTCAAATGATACCTTACAAGCCTTGAGTGTGCTAGCTAGGAAATACTTGGTTAACCAAGTGTTGATTGAATCTAACTTTGGTGACGGGATGTTCATGGAACTCCTTAAACCCACACTCACTAAGATTTACCCTTGTACAATAGAAGAAGTTAGACACAACATCCAGAAAGAAAAGAGAATCATTGACACACTAGAGCCAGTAATGAATCAACATAGGCTAGTCATTGACCAGAAAGCCTTGGAAAGAGACTACACCTCTGTTCAACACTACCCACCTGAGTCACAAAGCAAATACATGCTTGCACATCAGATGACTAGAGTGACAAAAGAGAAAGGTGCCCTAGTTCATGATGATCGTCTTGATGTCTTGAGCATGGCTGTGAGTTATTGGGTAGAACAAATGGCTGCTGACGTAGACATAAAGATTCATGAGAGAAAAGATTACTTACTTGATAAAGAATTGGAAAGATTCATGGAAAATGCTGTTAATCCATTAGGATACCCTAGTGAACCTGAGTTTCCTACATGGAGTAACACCACCTTCTAACAAAAGAGGACATTATAGGTACAAGTGAGTACACAATGTGTATATACTAGGTTACTTTTGTGTGTGTAGGTTCCTATTTGTACAAATGTGTACTCACTTTGTGCTAACATGTGGATATTTTGGTAAAAAAATGGGAGACCCTCATCGATACGTGCGTGCGTCAATTTACCCCGGTGCAACTTGGGTACACATATTTGTATATTTAAATATTTAAATGGGTGCCCGCTTGTGGATCGTAGGATTTACATATGCCTACATATGGATACTCAAGTATTCAAATATTCACACATGCAGATACCCAAGTATACAAATGTTTGCATGTTTGGTGACATGGGGATACATGTGTTTAAACATTTGTATATCTGAATGTTTACATATGTAAATGTTTGTATGTCCATCTATTTTTTTAATCTCACTCAATGAGACCAGCTAAACATATGCAAACATCTGTATACTTAAATATTCGGCTATTTATAAAGTGAAAATTAATTACGAATAAACTTGACACCTTGTCCAATTTTGATATAATGAAGTTAGAAAGTTAAATAAGACTAACAAACAAGGTGAAATCATGAACGAACACATAACTTTATTAGACGAACTGGAAACAGTAGAACTTGACAAGGCTGATCAAATTGCCTTGAAAGAGATTCTACACGCAACCAGTTGGAATGAAGAAGATAGTGAGCAGTTCAAATATTTTATTCAAAATAACGAATAAAAAACTTGACAACTTGCATACTTCTGATATAATGAAAGTAGAAGTTAAAAAAGCTCTTATATAACTGAATCTGTTACACTTTGAGACCTTGCATAACTAAACGAGGTTGAAATGCTAAATCCAGTCATTGATACAATTATTAACTACGGTGAAACAATCGGTTCACTTGAGTATGTAAAAACTATTATTGATGTTAGGAACAAGGCACACGAGCAAAAACGGTTCATTCAGAAAAACCGTTTGTCCGTGGGTCGTGAGCTTGAAATGGAATTAATTGTCTTATTTCAAAAAGTTGAAAACAAGTGTAATGAAAAACTAATGGGGCTTACTCAAGCTAATTATGGGTAACTAACTTAGCGAGGTCTCAAAGTGTAGCAGATTAATGAAACACACAAGGTAACAATGAAACGCATTGAAATTGATGGTGTGCGTTATCGTGTGGTTGCATTATCAGAGGC